GATTTCTGTCAACAAACTCTCTTGTAAGGGCTAGGGACATTCCGTTTCCTCTGTTTCCAGCAACATGAATACCTACGATCTTTCCACTAATGAGAGGGTTCTTCGCGTAAAGCAAAGCACCACAATCACCGGGTTGCGTATCCAAAGAGTACATTATTCCAATGTGAGCTCTATGGTATACTTGATCTTCTGTAGGGTAATGATCTTCTTGGTCTAGAATGTAAGCACTTTTTCCATGAAAAGTGTATACACTTGGAATGTTGTTCAACACTTTGATTCCACTAAGAACCACAGATCCTTCGTTAATATGGCACAGCTGGTTTGCTGAAACCAATTTCGAAAGGATACTGGGTCTAGCGATAGTGTTGGGGATTCCAATCAAGGCAAGATCAACAAGTCTGTCGTCAACGTCAGTACACTGAATGTACGTACATTGATCTAAACAAACTTGTATTCCATGTTGTTGGTTGAGGGGTATAACTCTGAAGTTTCGGGAGTCTGTTAATTTGAGTGTGTGAATAAAGTGATTTGGTACTAATAGTACACGGCCGAGCAAAAAGTGCGCGTCCATTGAACCTTTAGCATCACATATTTCTACACGTACAGCGTTTTTAACAGTTACACTTTCCCATTGTTCGAGTTGTACACGATCATGAATCTGTGCACGTAAAGCCAATTTGTTATTGACGTTTACGTACACAGGGGCTGGTACTTCTTCCTCACGACGAATTCTCGTTGTGAGTTGTTCTGCATAGTTCTTCACTGGAGCAGCACGAGTCCAAGTTTCCTTGGATTCTGCAAAATTCCGTTGTGGTGCGTCTCGAGTATAAGTTTCCTTAGACTCTGCAAGCTTTGTGTAGAGGTTAGTTACATTGCGTGTTATTGCAATAGCATCTTCCTCTCTAGCTTTAGCACTCACTTTTTGGAAAGTCTCTATGTGACTATTGTGTAGTGGGTATCCAGGTGTTATGATCATATGTAATAATACATCCCTGTGATATCTTACAGATCCCATAGGAGCCTCGCTGTTGAATGAACAACAACGGCTACAATCACAAGTGGTTGTAGCAAGGTTCCGGGGAGCTGTAAGACTAAAACGACATTTCTGGAAGAACATTTCGTTTATGACAGTGGCGGTCAATCCCATAGCACTAAATGCTATGAAACCCCACCTGACGGCAGACAAAAACTCTGTAGACAATATAACACGAAACAACCAGTCAACTGGGGTTAGTACAAGACTAGCCCATGACTGGGTTGTGACGTAGGTACGAAGTCTATCGAGTCTAGAAAGGGGCAAACTTTGGCGGAATGATATCCACTTACGCATAACGTAAGCATAAATATCACTGCTTTGTTTGTCTTCTTCCTTTGTCTCTTTATCAGGTACGAGTTGATCAAGCCAAAAGAGTGTTGTAGTTTCGTCCTGTTTCTGTTCGTTTTCAACCAAATCCTCATGCTGTTCTTTAATACAAACATGAGCAAATAGGTCAAATTCTTCAGTTTTCAGGGATTCTACAGTATCTTGGCATTGATCACACGTGGGTTTTTCGGAGTGATTACAAGAAAAATATTGATAACAATAAGAAATCCATCTAGCAGGTGCTAGAGAGTATTCCTTATCATTAAC